CTTTAAGGTGTGCTATCGTCTGTGAAACATCAGTTTCTATGACCTGATCGACAACAGCAGAGAGACCACCAGTAGCAGCCTTACTGAAAAGGCTAGTATTGATCGCTCGCTTATAGTATATAACCGAGCGAAGACGCAAGCCTCTTAGTGCGCCCAAGGCTTATCCTTGTTCAACTACATACAATGTGCCAGACATTGTGAGTGAGTCAGTGGGAGCCGCCATCAACCGCACTACTATGGTAGTGTCGGCTTGCGAAGCTTCCCATTCACAACCTTCGGGGAGCCAAAGTGATAAGCCTGCTGCTATATGGAAACAATCGGAATGTAAGTTGTGCGTAGTACCAACGGTGGCCTGAGTAGTATTGCATGTCTCAGCAGTAAACCCGGCGGCAGCCCCAGAACGATTAAGTGGTCTGGGAGTTGGGGCTGCACCACCAGAACCGCCAGTAGTATGACCTCGAATAACTCTCCAGCGCAAAATTTCTGCCGCAGCGTCGCCAAGATCTGAGGATTGACTCAGAAATATACCAATTATTTCGATTGGCTTATCATCAGCAGGCGTAAGCTCGAAGAGGTCAACTGCAACAGTAACGGCGACAGCCTCAAACTCGACTGTATAAACTCTATCTCTGGCCACACTAACCTCGCATATACAATCCAGAAGGCCTACGCTTCCAGGCAGGAAAACCATCACCGGCTGGTGCACCGGCCATAGCAATTGTCATTTGCGCTTTAAAGTTTGCTGTTAATGACAATGTTGCCGTGGTTGCTCCTGTAGCTCCAGCAGTTGCCTTTTCACCGGTAGCCATTGCCAGTCCACCACCAGTACCAGCCGCTGTCCAATCGTCCATTCGTTCAACGAGATTCACAAGATTACCATTAGTCCATCCAGTAGCACCAGCAGTTGAAGAAGTGTCCTGTCCTGTTGTAAAAGCAGCAAGTATCAAGCAATTCGGAACTGTAGTAGTTACTCCAGTAATAGAAACCGTTGTATCAGTAACTAATTCTGTTGATGGTTGAACTTGATTCCATGGATTACCAGTAGTGACGCATCCCCTCAAGACAATCATCCTGGCTTGCATGTGGTTGCCCGCATCCGTTATTAACGGAGCTGCCTCGCTGGCAGTTAATCTACGCCATAATACTGTTAATTTCGTAGTAGTCCCGGATGATACTGACGAATTTGATAATTGAGCCCAGTTAGTAGGTGGTGTAATGGTATCTGTTACATCACATTCTATAAAAGTAAGCGCAATATCCAAATCCACTGCGGTATATGCAGCCGGATAGGGCGGGGTAACGTCCGCAGCACCGCTAGCACCCGCCCCCACACCAACAATAATTGGCATTGGCATGTGTTATACCTTCTAAGCTGGGTCAGGACTCAAATCGATATAGGTAACCTCTGAGATGTCAACTGCACCTATAACCTTCTCGTAAGTTGTGTTAGGACCAACATATTGCGAGAATGGCGTTCCATTAATAGTAGCATTGAAGGTTGCACCACGAATTCCAGATGGAGTAGTAACCAAGTAAGAAACTGCCGACTGAGAAATCGGATCTTGACGTACATAAACTCTAAACGCGTCATTTTCTACACCAAGAACGCCATAAACAATGGCAGGCTGTGTTACAAGCTCAATCAGAACGCTATGCAATCCAACATCCGGAGTTGCGTCACTGGAGAATCCCCATCGGCAAGCAAAGCCGTCTACTTTTGCCTGGTCCAACAGGTAGTACCCCGTTGAAACTAAGCCGGTACGGTGCATACGACTTACCCAAATCAAATTGACATCATCAAAGTTACCATCACCAGGACCATATCCAATTGTGGCCGAAGCGCCAGCACCATCAATCATATCTACCCGCTGGAACGCCTGACTAGTGGATGCGGCCCAAGGAGCCCAATACCATCTTGCTCCCCTATGTGAATTCATAGGAGCAGCTGTATATGTCTCCATTGGAATTTCAACATAATCAGAAGATGCCGCAGTAACCTGAGCAATGCCATCAGATGTGGCGCCAATAGTAGGCGGGATATCATCAATTGCAGCTCGCGCGTTGGTTGCATCCCACGTAGACATGGTTCCATTTGAAGTAAATACCTTAAAGTTTGTACTAGTGCCAGAGATTGTTAGTGTGCCCGAAGGATCAACCTTCAACGGTCGAATGTTCACATCTCCAATTGGGTAAGCCTTACGAGAACGCGACCAAACCATATCGTCGTATCGAATAGTAGCCGTAGAAGCGGCCTTCCATCCGAAGAAAACGCCAGATATGGTGGCTGCTGTCATACCAGTATTAGTTGCTCGGGTTTGTGTAACTGGTAACGTTTCTTCTGAGGTGTCGTAGTCAACTTGCCAATCACAAGTATGTGATGTAGTACGTGGATCGTAATAAAAATCAAAACCTATCCACTTGTCCGCAGCTATAGCTGCGTTTGATAGCACTTCAGTACCGGAACCTACCTTAACACCAATTTTCTGTGATGCAGATACGTACCTAATAACCACACCATTAGCCGCAGAGCCAGCTTCCACAGAAGCTATAACAACATCACCAGCAGGCAACGAGGTAGGGCACCTAAAGGCGAACCTGCAAACCCCAAGTGCAGGTGCGGTTCCTGCTTCACGATCAAGATTGCCTTTATTTGAATTGGTAGTCCATGCCACATACTCAATGGCAGCAGAAGCTGAAAGTTCCAAACAGTAATTGCCTGTCTTGGGAGTTGAGGTCACAATTGCTGGAGTGCCCGCAGAAGCGTCAAATGGAGGAGGACTCGCATCCGGTGCTGCTACGACAGTTAAACCAGTTGTAGTACCAATCTCAAAGCCTGAACAGGTGTCAATAGCAACAGCATGCTTGGCCGTAAGCGCGGTAAACGTTATCAGGGTGGAGAACGTGTAGCTAGATGGAGAAACTGAAACTGTGCTACTGAATGCTTCAAGTGACATGGATGGCTTTATTGCCAAAGACATAGCCATGGCCCGCGTTGCATTGGCTCTGTTGAGCGTCACTAATTCTTGGAATCCGTTGGTGTGCCCAGATAATACAGGAACAGTAGTATCCGAAGATGTAGCTTCGAAAAGTGCTATAGACAAAGTGTCATAAGAGTCAGACGTGTTAGTTGGACCTGCTATTCTAGAGGAGACAAGAGTGCTATCACCAGCTGGATTAGTTCCGCCATTGAGGAACAGACCCTGTGCTTCACCACCCAAATATGTTTCAGAAAGATCTAATCCCTCAGCTTCGAACACAGCCCAACAAGCTTGAACTGATCCACCAGTAATGGTAATCGTGAAAGACGTCTCGCCACCTGCCGCAGTCTGCTTCAAAAACAGAAAAACTTTACCGCGTCTAAGTCCGGAAGCATTAGTGGAAGCTTGGACAAAACCCGACGGGTCTGAGACATCAAAAGTAGTAGATCCATCGCCATCTATAGCAACAGCAATAATAAGTGCATTACCGGCGGTTGCGCCTACAGGGAGACTTGCAGTTCCTGAAGTCCCTTCAAAAGTCCCAGTATTGGTTTGGATAAAGTTGTCCTGAGATAGCGGCATTGAGGAACTCCCTAAGAAGCGCGATAGAAGCCTGATGTGGCAATTTGTGCTGTGATATCGGATCCATCTGGAGTTACGACAAAGTCATGCAATGTCATTGGAATTACGTTTGCGTCAGTACCGGATGTTGAATCGGAGTCATACGCAAAAACAATATCGTTCCATCCATCGCCTGCGGCCACAGCTGTCCAAGTCTGATCTGGACAGTCCACATCGACCCTATCGTTAGTGTCGTCGTATGTAATTGTAATACCACCAGTTTGATCTAACGTCTTTCTTGCATACCCAGAGTTCGTAACCTCGTTGGTAGTACCTGAAACCAATGCTGTGATATCATCCTTGTCAATTAATGTGGCATCAGCCTCAATGCCTGATGTTGCAAGGACTAATACAGAAAATATCGAGTTGGTCGGGTCGTTAGCATTCACCCGCTCGGCAAACTCCGTGACCCTACCTTTTGCTCTGTTAAAGATGAAGTTAGCCATTATTTCACCAACTCAAGCTTATAGGTCCAGTCAACGTTATATGTGCCATCCGCATTCAAGTATTTCCCGGGATTGCGTACGACCTTATACTTGACCTCTTTAGTTTCTTTGCCACCGTCACTTACCAATACATGAAAAACTAAGGTACTAGCTTCATGAAAAGTGTGCGTAACCGCCCATTCATTTCCCTCTGGTCCACCAGGACGATGAGCTACCTTATGATCCTCCCATGTTATCCAACCTTCAGTAACACCATTTTGGACAAATGATTGAGAGCATGCGGTTTCATCTGGTGGTTCATCTACGAACATGACACCAAGTAATGGCCAAGGTCTGGCTTGACCACTGGAAGGATCAGCCAAGAACTTTTGACCCGTAAATGGGTCATACATTGGCACACGTACGGAATTGTCGCTATAGTCCGCGACCTTCCTAATCTTTATCATGCCTTTCATACATCACCTAGCAAAGTATTTATCAGTATCCGCCACACCAGTAGCTGCTGCCACTGCCGTATGAGTTGCCTTAGTGGAACGATTGCGGAAGTTAACCCGCTTATCATTTGCAATAGAAGCACCAGAAGGAGTAACCGCTCCGGTATCTAAGTAAGTAGTCGTAGGACTAGTTATTGTAGCAATTAGTAATTGTGTACCTGTGCGACCATAAACTTTCCAGGATGTATATCCTGGGTATTTGGCCAGCATAGCCGTGGCGTCCACCGTAACAGTACCGGCCACACCAGAGGCGACAATTGCATTTGCTGTAGAACTGGCAGCACTTTCAATGCCGTTGCGCACGACTGATACTTTGTAGGTGTACGTAGCGGCGGCCAAAGACCCACCAGTAATGGCAGGAGTAAGTACTACGTCAGCTATCGCTGGTGCATCAGGCTGCACACCTGTAACCACGACGTCAGTTGTTTCGCCCTTTGCGTTGCGATAACTGACGGTTCTAAACATCTTAGGCTTTCTAACGGGCATATCACACCACCTGCGGTATATTCTCTTGCGTACCAACTTCCACCAAATACGAGTTACCAGACGAGTTGATAACGTTCATATACTCAATGGCGGCACGGACCAAATCACCCTGCGAACTGAGCCCAACTTCGTAGGTATTCTTAATGGACACAGGTGCGGAAGCCTTGATATAGTTGGTCGCGGATTTAGAAGCCTTAATGTAAATGGCTTCCTGCGTAAGCGCCTTGAATGCATCGAATTCAGTACGATTGAAGAAGTCGC